TATTAGTCCATGAGTGGACACAAAAAACAAAAACATAAGGGGGATTCCACAAAATCCCCCGAAAAGAAATTTGTATATCAACCTTATACAGCACATGCAGCCCCTGGAACCGCAGAGTGGCACTATGGACGTGGGTTGGGAATCAAAATGTTAGAGGGCGAAGGTGGCAACTCCCATTTTCCGGCAGCGTATGCCAGAGGAGTTTGCCGAAACAGGGCTTTGAATGCGTTGGCAAAAGACGTGCACACCAAGTTGGTGGAAGTGGAATTAATTAGGATTTTAGTTCTATTCCCAGCTAGGGATGAAATCTCGCAAATAGAGAAATTCTTTAGTGCCGCATTGCCACATAGAAAGTTTGAAATCAAGGGTTACAGGAATGAACTTCATTCCGCCGACCTTGCTAGAGGTAGGGATCTTTATCCTGAACCTACAGGCGTATTTCACTATGCTATAGGAGTAGACGTTTACCATGGCTTTCGAGACTCGACATACCCAACTTTATGCAACAATCCTATGTTGAAAATGTTCCTGGTTATGACCCCTTATTTGCTTTACCCCGAAGATTACGTGTATTTCGGCAGCGTTCACATTAAAGAAGTAGAAACTTCTGATGTTAAACGTGTCGTTTATGCACCCAAAGTAGTCGAAGGCGAAGTTATTAAGAATCCAGAAACTAATAAGGTGGTTTACGAACCGCGAGAAATCACAGAAACAGTTCTAGGCTGTTCTTCAACAGATATTCATTTTGAAACTTCATTCGTAATGAATACTGGAGAAGGCCAAATAGTACAGAACACAGTTGATGACATCAATGGTTATGTCCATCCCGGAAATGGGTGGATGCTAAATCGGCCCCGACATGCTTATGTCGGAGGAACCATGATGATTCATACTGATAAAATCATTCATGGACTTTACAATCCGTTGAAAGTTGTTTTAGTGATAGTGCATGTTCCTGAAATCTTATCAGACGAAGCACGTTTCATACATAATCGCAAACCGAGTCTTCTTTTTAGAACAAACAATGGCATTAGAAAGTATTGGGCCCCTGAATTGGGTGACCAATGCAGAGTGCTAGCAGCAAATGTCAATTCTGATGAAAATCAGAAAGGCATGAATGCTACCGTTTTGTTTCTGTTAAGAAACCAATTTCGTAACCATCCTTTTATTAAACATAACGTCCCACAAATAGTGTCAGGGTGTATTCATTATGGTCAAACCTTGAATGCAAAACCCGATCCATTGCCAGAAGGGTACGTCTCCGGACCTACTCAACGGACAATTTTGGCATTGAATGCGATAGAGTTAGAAGCTGATTTGCCCATTAGCACGCAAATCATGCTCGCTCTTAAAGAACGCAAAATATCTTATTTAGCTTATCGTTCATGGAACATTATTAAAAAGGTATTTTTCATTTCTGTGGATTTCCTCGAAGAGTTGCTTAGATCTATGTTCAAAGGAGCATGGGGATGGGCGACTCCGGGAAGCGTTATATTGCAATCCATCAAATTAGTTGCAGGCCAAGGAAGAATGTTGCGTCGATATGTACATCAACTTTTGCACCACCGTAGTTTTGGTTTTATTACCAAAGGCTATAGTGGGATGAAAGGTGTGGACATTTTGGGGGCAGTAGTTTTTGCAGCGGTGTCAGCAGTGGCAGAAGAACTTCTCTGTTACGCTATACCATCGGCTCGTTTAGCACTAGTCTTATTCGAAATAGGAGTAGTGGTAGCACTGCACATTTCGGGTGAAAAGAAAGTTTTCATTCCGGAAATGGTGGGGAAAATCGTTTCGCAAGCTGTATGGTCAGTTTTGCCCAAAAGCATCTCGTTAGTTTTGCATTTTGGATGGGACTTAGCCACACTGTATAAGGGTGATGCGTATCTGGCCGACGTCATGCGCAACGTTTTAACATATTTCGAACAAGAAAAAGTTTTACACGCAGCTCTCACACTCGACGATGATTTGAGTCGTATTGATAATGCGTTGGGACAGGACATGAAGGATTTCGTGCCTGGAGTTCAAGTTAACAACCCAACGCTAAATATGATTGAATTGGGAAGTACATTGAGTGATTTTACAGTTACCACTGAAGAAGTCACGATGGAATTAACACCGGAAATCTATGAGTGGGCGAGCATGACCGCACAAGTTGCTCATCCGAGCAAGTTTCTAGCAGTTACACAATCCAGTGACTCAAGTGTGTGGATACCCGGAGACATAGACATAACCCATAATTTGGTTTACAAACGTTTTGGTGAAGAACGACTGTTTATGACTCCTGCTAATAATTTGGTTAATATGATACAAGTTTATCATTCCAGGTTGGCAGGAGGAGGACAAGTAGTTATGAGCCGACATGAAATCGATGCCATGAAATGGTATGGGGATATGTTCTCCCGGGCGTGGAAATCGAACGATTTCCTTTCCATGGACATTAAAGACATCAGTGATTACGTGTTAGATAGACCATGGAACGCGGGAAAAAAGAAAGCCTACTTAGAAGCCATACGCGAAAGCTATGATGCTGGGCTGTACCGCAGCGGTGTGAAGAACTTATCAACCATCATCAAAATGGACGAAGCACTCGGCAAAAGGAGTGTGGATGGATATTTAGATGATTTGAGGATATATCCCGGTGAATGCCCTGATGTTATTAAACCTCGACCAATCAACCCTGTGAACGACGGTTCCGTCTCTTTAATGGGTATTGCTGTACCAACCATGAACGCCATGAAAGGTATATACTACTTCACGGCAGAATACGGCAATATGCAAATTGAACACATTGGGTGGGATTGGGAGAAAGCGAGTGAGCTACAAAACAAATTCATTTTTGTTTGGGCAACTCAGACTACTCCCGATTTATTAACAAAATCTAGAAGAATTTGTGATATTGGTAGCGTTATCTTGTTTGCAAGCGGAGACGACACTCTATTCATCATACCAGGTGAAGGGGAAAGAGAATTCGATATTAAGAGTTGCGACGCATCGACGACCAAGCCTCATCATGGAGTATTATGCTCCTTTTTGGCTGAACACGGTTGGAACCAAGAGCAAATCACGTTACACTACGAGTTGTTAGACGGTAAAAGAACTTACTTAAACCGGAATGACTACGTAGAAACGTTAACGTGGTTATGTCGATACATGTTTACTACATCAGGAATATTTACGACCACGATATGTTCCACTTTTCAATCATTTTTGGCATATTATAGGTATGCCTTTAATTATTTAGTGCTTAAGAACAATCACTTTGCATCAGGAATGGAAGAGAGTCAGAAGCTCATATCTATTTTCGAGAAACATGGTTTTGCCATGAAAGCAGGAAAATGGGGAGCTCATGGTACTGGACGCTTTTTAGCAGGCGTTTGGTTCGAGACTGGCACAGGCCCAATATGGACACCTTTGTCGTATTATAAGAGCTTTACTATGGTCCCTGATGTAACAGTGTATGGGCCGGATGTCGCACATAGTCTGAAAGTGCACGCTGCAATATCAGCACGTTCAGGCGCTTTGTCCATCGATCCACTCGGGAGAGCAATCCGAGACTCTTATTTAGCCATAGCAAATGGCGTCACACCAAGTGAAAGAGAATGGAATATATGGAGGCAAAGACATTGGTACAAATTGGAAAGAATGCCGTTAATGATGAACACCGGCTACATCATTAGCGACTTGGAATACGAAGTGAATTTGAATAATTTACTTAGACACTTGGATTTTCTCCGTGAAGGGGAAAAAATTAGCTTGTCCTTGTGCTTACAACAGATCCGTTCTGTCGTACGATATCCAGCAAAAGTAGAAGGCTCATTAAGTTGGCTATGGGCAATTAGATATGCATAGTCTATAACTTCTACATTGCAGTGCAACAGGGGGCGACCCCGGTGCTTAACGACCACCCACATGTGAGTGAGGTAAAACTCTCATAGAGAATTTTTTACCCACGACTATAATACGTCGAATAAACTATGTAGACCCGTTGTGGCGGGCATTGAGGGGGGGAGCCGGAAGTGAAAATTATTGGCTATGACCAATGGTAAGAAACGACAAGGAAAAAAGAGCGGCGGTACCGCTCAAGGAAAGAACAGATCTCGAGCTGGCAGAGGCGGTGGTAACAATCGCAATCGAACAGCGGCGTCGGCTAATGCCTACGAAGGAAGATGGAATGGAATACACGACTTCTACGTACGATCCGCGAATGCGTACAACGCAGAGCGAGGATCCAATGATCGTGGAAGATTATCTTCCAGGCTCTTGCATGAAGACATCGCCAAAGCCCACCGTGGCATCCGCACCCAAGCGTGGGGTGGAGTTAATCCAAACGAGTTCGGGCAACTTAATCCTGACAAAGACACGTCGGTTGTCTTCGACGAGCTTGTGGGCTTCATTAACGGGACAACCGGTCTCGGAGTCACAGCCCATCAGATCAACCCAGGACAGTCTGGCCTTTTCCCCCAGTTATCGAAGTCCGCATTGAATTACGAAGGTTATTCATTTGCGTTCTTTGAGGTGTATGTTACTCCGATAGTAACAGTTGCATCAGCTGGTGGGGAAGGGAAAGTTGTTCTCGCTTGCGATCTTGAAGGTATTTTGGAGGCAGTTCCGGATGCGCTTTCCGAGTTGGAAAATAACACAATTCATTCCGACGGTATGCCTTATGAACATTGGCATATGCGTTTAGACCGTGTTTTGAAGCACCGTGATCGTTGGTTAGTTCGTACGGGAGGATTCCCTGCGAATGCCGACCCGAAGTCAATGGACTGCGGCACGCTGTATGTAGGAACGTACGGTAATGGTACGACGGACCCCATCATGGAATTGAGGGTTCGAGGTGTTTGTTATTTTTTCGATAAGCTCGAAGAACCGGTAGGTATTCCTAAATCGATCTTGATCGGACAATTTCCATCTGTTGCGACTCCAGCTAGCATCGTTTCAACGGTTCCCACATCGTTGGAATGGGATGATGCTAATGCGTCACAGGGTAGTGGACGAGTTGCTACTATTAATGATGCTGGTTGGGTTCTTAGCGGCACAGGATTTTCGATTTCACATCCTACGCTTTCATGTAATTTGGAAGTGTTTGGTTGTATCTCGTTTATTAGTTCAGGGAATTACATTGAATCCTACAAGCTCCAGATGTTTATTGATGGCGTGGGCATCAACACCTGGGAATGCGACAGTAGTATGGGAAATATTGAAACCGCGGTAGTCCACGGCGTTGTAAAGTACAATGCTGGAGAGTCCGTAGCCTTACATGCGACAGTAATTTTTAACACTGGAACATGTACCACTTCAGTTGGACACCTTTTGGTGACCACCAAATAGAAACCCCCCCG